TGAGTTCTATGGCATATCAGAAAAATTGATTACTGCTATAGCCAAAACAAATAAATTCAGTGAACTACGTCACCCGTGGGTAGGAGAAAGTTTATGAAGCCAGTTACAGATGCGGCCCCGTGGTCATACTCGAAATTAAAATCGTTTGAAACATGTCCTAAACAGTTCTTCTACGTAAAGGTATTAACTTCTTATGAAGAACACTACGGGAAAGAGGCTCGTTATGGAAATGAGTTACACGAAGCTGCTGAACTATACGTGCGCGACCGGGAGCCTCTACCCACCAAGTTTAGTTTCTTGAAAGAGCCACTGGATAAGTTATTAAGTAAAGGTAATTTTCGATTAGCAGAGTACAAACTAGGGTTAACAAAAGATCTGGAACCCTGTGGATTTTTTAGTGATAAGGTCTGGTGGCGTGGTGTTGTTGACTTGTTAATACTAGATCCTGAAAATGAGAGAGCGTGGGTGATCGACTATAAATCAGGTAAGGACAGGTACCCTGATACAGGACAGTTAGAGTTAATGGCTATGGCAGTCTTTAAACATTTCCCTGTGGTTAAGAAAGTTAACGCTGCGCTGATGTTTGTTGTTGCCGAGAGCATAGTAAAAGAAACTTACTGCCTTGCTGATGAAGCAGGTATGTGGGAGAAATGGTTAAACAAATTTAACACAATGGATGCCTCGTTTATCAATGATGTCTGGAACCCTAATCAAAGTGGGCTGTGTCGGAAGCATTGCCCAGTACTAGAATGCCACCATAACGGGAGAGGCTAATGGCTTACGTAAATAAACCAAGACCCTACAAGAAAGAATACCAACAACAGAAAGCACGCGGAGAACACGAAGGACGCATGGAGCGTCAACGTGCTAGACGCAAGATGGACAAAGAAGGTAGAGATGCCAACAAAGATGGCAGAGCTGATAAACGTGAAGGTAAAGACGTTAGCCACAAAAAAGCAATCAGCAAAGGGGGTAAGAACTCCGATGGCGTGAAGATAGAATCAGCCAGTAAAAATCGTGCTAGGAATTATAAGAGGAAAAAGAAATCTGCAAAGTTGAAGAAGAGATGAGTGAAGTAACAAAAATAGAATTAGAAGCCGTGGTTAGTATGGTGAGATTGGTGATGCACCTTGTGGAAAATCCTCATGTAGGAGTGACACAAGATCACATGGATATGTTCAACGAGTGTATTCAGACAGTTGAGGATACTGATGCAGATAGTTGATAACAAAGCAGTGCTACTTAAGTTACGTGACCCTGAAAAAGTCACTACAGTAATCCCTAAGAGTAAGCAGATTTCTAACAACAGTGTGTTGGTTAAGTGGGGGCTTGATGAGGTGTTAGTTTTAAAGAACCTCAACATAAACATCCCCTCCCCAATACAGGCTACTTATAAATGGCCGGGATTGCATAAACCGTTTGCCCACCAGATAGAAACTTCATCGTTCCTGACTGTGCATAAGCGAGGCTTTTGTTTCAGCGATATGGGTACAGGTAAAACAGCCAGTGCTATATGGGCATCTGATTATTTACTACAGCAAGGGAGGATAAACCGTGTTCTAGTTATATGCCCTCTGTCTATTATGGGAAGTGCTTGGAAAGCGGATCTATTTAAGTTTGCCATGCACCGCACTGTGGATATTGCCTACCATAAAAATGCTACAAAGCGTAAACAGATAATTGCTGATGGTGCTGAGTACGTCATCATTAACTATGACGGTATCCATATAGTTCGTGATGAAATAGCTGCAGGGGGGTTTGATTTAATCATTGTTGATGAAGCTACCCATTACAAAAACCCGAGGACTGATCGGTGGAAAGTACTACACAGTCTAGTAAAGTCAGACACATGGCTGTGGCTTATGACAGGGACACCAGCCGCACAGTCCCCTCTCGACGCTTATGGGTTAGCTAAAATAGTTAACCCTACCTCTGTTCCAAGGTTCTATGGTTCCTACAGGGACATGGT